AAAAGGAAGGAAGCCTAACTCTATTTTAGTGGGTGATACATATTACTCACTAGAAAGAGCTGATCCAATTGCTCAGATTCTTTTAATGTCTGCCAATATTTACGAGGTTGTAGGTCAGGCCGAAGATGACAATGATGGTTTAGACTTGTTGACTGCTGGTGCCTTTACCATTGCCAATAGCTTAACTAGCAAAACTTTCTACAATGGTTTGTCAGAAATGCTATCAGCTTACGATAGTGCTAGTCGTGATCCAGACAATCAACAAAATGCTGTAGTTAAATATGTGCAAAGATTAGCAGCAAGCACTGTTCCTGCGATTGTTGCGGCAGAAGCTCGTCGTCAAGACCCAATGCTTAGAGCAGCTAATACATTAACAGAGCAGTTCAAGCGTAGACTTCCTGGATACTCTAAGGACTTACCGCCACGCAGAAATATGTTTGGTGAGCCTATCGTTCTTGAGGGTGGATTAGGGCCAGACTTTATGAGTCCATTCTACCAGTCGGGTAAGAAGTATAACGATGTTGCTACTCAGATGAGCATGAATGAAATGGCTACTACAATGCCAGGTCGCACAATTGATGGTGTTGAGTTGACTACTATTCAGCAGGATCGCTACATTATGTTATCAGCAGGACTTGATAAGGATGGCAAGCCAATGCCTGGAGGATCACTACACCAGAGACTGTCACAGCTAATTAAGACTCCACAGTACAAAAGAGCTACTGTTGGCCCAAATGGTATGCAAGCTAAAATGATAAGTAATTACATTAACGATTACAGATCACGAGCTAGAAAGATGATGCCGCAAGAGTTCCCAGAGTTGCAATCTAAGATTAGCGCATTAGATGTTGAGGACTACAAGGCCAAGCAAGGAGTTGTCATTCCGACTGAACAACAGCGTCAAATGGGCATACTTTCTGGCGATCTAATCCCATAAGCTGAGTGATAGCTGTATATTTTTTAACCAATTTTTAGTATAATCAACCCAATTCAAACAGGAAATTATTATGTCAATTACAACCAACAACCCATTCAAAGGGTCAGCCCCAAACCTTACAGGCGCAGTAGTAGATATGCAGCCAGTCACTCCCAGCGATGGCTCTATCTTTGCTGATGGCGTTGTAGCTATTGGCCTGTACATCACTGTTGGCGGCGCTGTTAAGTTCAAGACTGCTCGTGGTGAAGACCGTACCGTTACTGTTCCAGATAACTTTTACTTGATTTGCTCATGCCAACAAGTATTTGCTACCGGCACTGCTGCAACAGGCATACACGCACTGGTGTCTTAAATGATTGGCATTGGCGCTACATTATTTAAAAGAGCAGTCATGGGGAGTCGAGGGTTTAGTCCTTCGGCTCTGTTTGCTAATGGTGAGCAGGGTGCTTGGTATGATCCCTCTGACTTGTCCACGTTATTCCAAAGCTCAGATGGAACAGTAGCCGTTTCTGTTGGCGACCCTGTTGGGTATATGGCTGACAAGTCTGGTAATGGTAATCACGCTATTCAAGCAACAAGCGCAAAGCGTCCAATCCTCAGAAACAGTGGCAGCATTTATTGGCTAGAGTATGCAAGCCTTCAGTCGAGCTGCTTAAAAACAGGCGACATTGACTTTACTGCTACTGACTCTATGACAACTTGTGTTGGCGTTCAGAAGGATGATGACGATACTGCATCTATTGTTGAGCTATCAGCTAATGTTGGCGCGAACACTGGCGTATTTAGATTGGCATCTGTGTCTACCAACTGGCGATACATTTCTAAAGGCACATCTAATGTAGCTATTGATGCTACCGGATATGGTGCAACAACTAAGAATGTTGTTACAGGGTACAGTGACATATCTGACCCTAGCTCTTTCATCCGTGTTGATGGCGTTCAGAAAGCTACATCCACCTCTAGTCAAGGTTCAGGCAACTTTGGAACTCACCCTTTAAATGTTGGTGCTAGAGCTAACGGATCATCTGCTGTTTTAGATGGAAACATATATGGTTTGATTATTCGTAATGTTGTCTCAACCGCAGAAGAGATTGCATCAACAGAAAGCTATATGGCTTCTAAGACTGGGGTGACTATCTAATGAATATTTTTGCAACAGTTATTGTGGCTAACAAGAACAAAGCTGCCGCACAGAACTTGCTTACAGAAGAGTTTTTTAACTGCAAATTAAAAAAGGGAATCAGGATTTACTGGATTAGCTCAGGACCATTCCTAGCTTCTGAGTATCAAGCCTTGGTTGATAGCGATCTTGCCTATCACATAGCCACTGAAAATGAGCCTAAAAGCATTATTGACAGCTTAGGTTTAACAATCGTACCTGTCGAGGATTAAGAATGAGTGTTACCGGCTCCACTACTAGGAATGACTACAGCGCATCTTCTGGGCAAACTGTATTTGCCTATACATTTCAGATTCTTCTTGGAACAGATTTAAAGGTAATCCAGAACGGAATCACTTTAACCATAGATAACGACTACACTGTATCTGGTGCTGGCGTATCTGGTGGTGGAAACGTAACCCTTACATCCGGTGCTTCTGGCGGTGATACAGTTAGTATTTTGCTTGCCATGCCTATAGACCGCACTACCCAGTATCAGAATGCTGGTGACTTCTTGGCCTCAGATGTTAATGGCGACCTTGATAAAAGCTACATTGCACTCAATCAGTTGCAGACTGATGTTAGCAGGGCGGTGCGACTCAAGGATCAAGATCAATCAGTTGACCTAGAGCTTCCACTTGTGTCTACAAGGGCAAACAAGTTCCTAAGATTTAACTTTGATGGATCAGTTGACGTAGCTACCGGAACCCCTGGCGCACCATCAACAACAGATGACATTACATACAACTCAGGTGAAACAGGCTCAACTCAAAGAACCCTGACCAGTAGGCTTCAAGACTTTCTCTTGGCTACAGATTTTGGCGTAGTGGGTGACGGAGTTGCTGACGATACTACTGCGGCTAGGAATTGTATTCTTGCGGCAATAGCTAACGACAAAGTTGCATACTTCCCCGAGGGAGACTACAAGATAACAGCCAACATACTTGATTACAAAAAGCTGGTAGATGGCGGAAAGTCCCCGAAGATCGTGGGAGCTGGCAGAGGTTTAACGAAGTTTACAATATCTGGAACGCAGACTGATTACGTATTTAGCATTTATGGCGACACCACTTCTTACGGAAGTTCCTCTCACCCTTCTGGCATACTGCTCCAAGGCTTTAGCGTCATTGGTGATGATGACGATAGCGTTGTTCAAAACATATTTGATCTAGCTATGATTAGCTATTTTACCATCTATGACGTAAATACTTTCCAGTGTAGTGGTGTCAACTTGCGTATGCGTGAGTGTTGGGAAGGTCATATTGGATTGAAAGCTATCAGGGGTGGTGCAGAGAATGTATACCCTATAGTCTGTGACTACTACTTCCTTGATAAAAAGTCTGACAGTGCGTGTAACAACTTGCACTTTGGTAAAGACTTCCAGTGTGAAGCTCCTCCTTGGTCTGCTATGTTCTGGGGTCGTAATACTCGCAAGGTTATGATGTCAGGCAAGATACACCCTAGACGTAGCCTAACGTACACTGTCCCAGCTATTGTAATGCAGGGAGCTACAAACAACACTATGGTTGGTGCGAACATATCTTGGAAAAATGTTAAGTCAATCCGTATTGAAGATAGTCCCGCAGGTACAGACTCCAATGGTAGCTACCCAAAATACAGTGCCAGTGAAAATGTCTTTATTGGCAACACAATCGCTGGTGGCTTTGAGCTAAAGAACTCTTGTCGACGTAACACCATTGCTTACAATGTTGGTGGTATACCGCAAATAAAAGACAACTATGATGCAACAGCAGGGCAAACAGTATTTGCTTACACCTTCTTGGCTGACGATGCTAAGAATGTTCAGGTTCTTCAAAACAATGATGAGCTAGAGTTTGAGACTGACTACACTTTATCAGGCATTGGCGATGAGGGTGGCGGTAATGTTACCTTGCTTGTTGGTGCGGCTGAAGGAGACAGCATTAGTATTCGTCGAGTAGAAGAAGAGTTTGTTGACATTCAGGGTGGCGTTGACAACATTGTATTTGGCAATAACTTCTCTGGCCCAGGAACTGACCTCAAGTATGTTGCTGGTACTAATATGCTTCCAATTGAGTTTAATGGTAGAAGTACAGTCGCTACATTTAACTCTCGTGATGCAAGAGCAAGGGTTGAATTTGAAGACGACACTGGAATGTGTAGAGTCGGAACTCTAGCTGGTAAGCTATTATTAGAGGCAGACCCACTTGATTCAACGGCAGATACCAAGATTGGACTTAGGGTTGATGGCGTAGAAAAAGCCAAGGTTGATAATAACGGTCTTGAAGCCGCTGATGGTAAGTTTACAGCAAGCCTCACAAGAGGAACGTCAGGTTGGTATACTGGCTCCGGTACTCCTGAAGGTTCTGTTGCTGCCGTTGTAGGTTCTATCTACACACGGACTGATGGCGGAGCAAACACAACTTTCTATGTAAAAGAATCTGGCACAGGCAATACCGGCTGGGTCGCTAAATAAACTAACTAACGAGAAGTATCATGGTCGAAGAGACAAAGGAAGCAATGGATATAGCAGCAGCATCAACCGGAGTATTAGCACTGGCAGCATGGTTGCCTCCTGTGGCATCACTGTTTACAATAGTGTGGTTAGGTTTGAGAATCTATGAGTCAGATACAGTTCAAGGACTGTTAGGAAGGAAGTAATGATCGAGAAGTTTATAGCACCTGTCACCAAACTACTGGACAAGTTCATACCCGATGCGGATACCAAGCAGAAGATCGCCCACGAGATTGCAACAATGTCTGAACGCCACGCGCAGGAAATCGCACTGGCTCAGATCGAAGTCAACAAAGCAGAAGCAAAAGGAAACTGGTTCCAAAGTGGCTGGCGACCCGCAACCGCTTGGACTTGTGCCGCTGGATTTTTTGTAAACTTCCTCATATCTCCAATAGCCGCTGGCTTTGGCATATACATTCCACAGGCTGACACATCGACCATGTTGCCTGTACTGATGGGTAT